TCAGTAAGATTAAGAACATATCTTACAGATGTAAATGTTCCGGCTAATATTGCAGCCACAACAGGTACAATTACTATGTTCTTTTTTACCCATTCAAACCTGGATAATTTACTTTTAGTTTTTTTAGCCATTACTTATAAAAATCTTTAAAAATCCAATCAGTGTATCTTTTAATCCACTTTTTAATCCACTTAATCATTTTTTTTCTCCTTAATATCATAGAAGAATCTATCAGAATCTTCTGTTATCCATTTACCTGTGTCCTCTACACTCCACTCTGTAGTTTGAACTTTCCAATCTGGCACCTCATCTTTAACTGTAAAAGAAGGTAGGTCCCAAATTATACGATTGTTAGGTTGTGCTGCATAGTTCCCATCATTTAGGGCTATGATATGTGCGCATTTATGTTCATGCGGAATCTCTGAATGATCAGAATTTAGTATATTAGCATCTGGGTGTCCCCAGTCAACTGTGAATATATACTTACCTGAGTGAAATTTTTTGTCTTTGCCAAAGAATTTGCCGTTTACACCGCCCAATAAATCCCAAGTAGTAACAGCAGGATAATAACTAAAACAATTCCAAAGCTGTAACTCATCAAGTCTATATTCAGGTACTTCTTTTGGGTCAAAACCTCTTTGAATAAACGCAGATATCGGTAAACGATAGAAGACAGCACCGTTTTCCATAATTGAATGAAATAAGATAGCCCTGCCTGACAACGATGTAATACCGAAGATAATACAGTCTTCAACTTCTCCATGATGTTTTTTACAGTCATAAAGGTATTCTCTCCTTATTTGTGCGTATTGTAAAGGGATATTTGCATTTAAATAAGCCATAGTTAATCCTCATTTTATTTGTCCCCAATTGTCTCCGCTGTCATAATCAACTTTATTAGGAACTTTTAACTCGACAGCTGATTCCATTATTTTTGTAATTTCTTCAGCTTTTTTATCTGACTCAACTGATATATCAACTTCATCATGAATTTGTATATGTGGCACTATACCATTTTCATATAATGCTACCATACTTTTTTTAGTCATATCAGCAGCTGATCCTTGTATCAATCTATTTAATGCTTTGTATGTGAAAGCTCTTCGCAAATGATCTCCGTATTCTTTTCTTGCTGCTTCTAATGGTAAGGGTTTGTAAACACCAAATTGTACAGGTTGCCATAAATCAAAATGACATGCTCTACCTAATAGTGTTCTTATCTTACCTCTATCGTTTGCTTTGCGCATAACATCATCCATAAGTCTTTTAACAAATGGTGCCTTTCTATGATATTGTCCAATTAGTTTTTCTGCAGAGTCTTTCATTAATCCTAGCTCTGCCATTAATTTATTTTTACCCATTCCATACATAAGACCTAAATTAATAGTCTTGGCTTGCTTCCGTTCTATGCCTGCCATATCGGCCACGACCTGATGGAAATCAGCGTCTCCGGCCTTGTATGAAGCTACAATTTCATCAACACCAGGTAAATTCTGCAGTTTTGCGTAATGTACTAATATTCTAGGTTCTTGTTGTGAGTAGTCAAATGTACCCCATTTAGTATTTTCTTCAGGTATAAATATAGATCTTATCATTGGTCCTAAATCTTTATGTCTTGCAGGTATCTGCTGTAGATTTGGGTTTGACATACTAAACCTACCAGTAACTGTGCCACCAGCATCTGATCTAATTTGATTTATATCTGCATGTATTCTACCTTTGTGTTCATGTTTCATTATAGTGTCTATAAATGTAGTGTTAGCTTTGTTTAACTCTCTACAATTAGCTATGTCTTTTGCTATTTCGTGTGGATGATTAGCTAAAAAGTTTTTTGTAAAACTAGGAGCACCTGTCTTTTCTGTTCTATCATAAGGTAATTTTAATTTATCAAATACTTTTGCAATAGAAGCTGCAGCCCATATCTCTACATCTACATTAGTTATTTGTTTTATCTTTTGTAATATATCTTTTTCTTGTTTTATAAGATTTTGTTTAATTTCATTTGCTCTATCTAAATCTACACGTACACCTTTAAATCTCATGTCTACAAGACAAGGAAATAATTTTAATTCTAAATCAAATATAGATGTAAGTTCTTCTGAGTATAATTCTACTTCTAATCTTTGCCATAAATTTAATGTAGCTTCAGCATCTTGTTCTGCATACTGACCTACAAACATTGCAGGAAGTTTCCATAAATCTTTTTTAGGATCTACTTCCCATGCTTTTGCTGCTGCTTGTAAAACTTTTTCGTCTTTACCTTTACCAACATATTGTTTTGCTAGTGAATCTAATCTATATGATAATCTGTTTTCATTTATTAATGATGCAGCTATCATTGTATCTACAATCTTACCTTTAATTATTATACCTACTGATCTTAACCAGCACACATCATACATTGCATTGTGAAAGATAAATGTTTTGTTTGGATCTTTAAATATATCTCTTAGCCAACTAAATACTAACGTTGTATCCATGTTGCCACCATTCTCATGACCTATTGGATAATAACCTGACCAACCTTCTACAGCCAAAGCGATACCTGCAATATGACCTCGACCAACCACGTTCCCCGCTCCAAGTGTAGTTAGTTGCGGGTCGTTAGTCTCTAAGTCTACAGCTATCTCTTTGTACTGTGTAAGATCTTTAAGTTCATCCGGCATTACCCATTCTGTTTCAGGAGTAAATAATGGTGGTTGAACAGTTCTCATTTTTCGTCGCCTTCAAGTTTACACTCACCGGCAATAGCCATGTAAGCTGCTGCATCAATGTATGTATCTGCATGAGGATTACCAAATTTAGCTCTCGCTATTTTTAACAACCCTAATAGGATAGCAGCATCGTGTGCTGTTATCTCCCTGTCTAAATAAGCTGACCAAAGTTTAGCAATGTTTGCATGGTTTTGTATTTTATCTCCATAGTCTTTTGCTCTTGGTCCAGTTATTAATTTAACTGCTGTCTCTAAATATTCTTTTGTTAGATTTCTTCTCATAGATCCCCACTTTCTGTTAGTTTTAAATATAGAATATTTCTTGGCATCATTTTCTCTTTTGGATATCCAATAGAGTTTTCAGACACAGTCGCCAATCTTAAGTTCTCTGGTCTGTAATCACATTTTTTTCCGTTGATATGATCAACAACGACTTTACCTGCTTGATAAGTTAAATTGTTAGGGTTCAGTCCCCACAACTTACCTACTAGCACGTGAAAATATATTTTAACTCTTTTTCTTCTAACTTGTTTTACACTATCTGTTCCTTCTTCTGAGTCTACAGTATAGTTAACGTAAGGTTTTGTTACAGATATACATCCAGAAAGTTGTGGATGCTTTCTATAGTTAGCACTCTTCCTAACAGGACCACCTGTTATTGCTACGTAAGGCCAGATAGGTTGATTATATATTTCTATGTCACCTATGCCTGCCATCGGATGATAGCCACCTGTTTTATATAATGTGTATTTACCTTTTCTAACTCTTGGGTCTACATCTTCTAACGGTACTTCTGTTCTTGGATCAATCATAATATATAAGCTCGATCAAAGTTCTTAGGATCTACTATGTGTAATTCTTTTTTAGATCTAGTTGTGCCTGTGTAAAACAATCTATGTAATTCATCAGGATCATAACTAAAAGTTTCTAACGCTGCATTAGTAAGATCTTGTAAGATTAATACTTTCTCTGCCTCTCCTCCTTTTGCTCCATGTATTGTTGACATTTTAATACGAGGATTAGCGTTTATCTTCTCACCGTTAGCCCTCATATTTCTTATATAGTTTTCTGTAAAATTATCAAGTCCTTCGAACGATTCATACCATACCTTGTCGGTAAGTAATCCGTAGTCTTTTTTACAATCTTCTATTCTGTATTTATCTTCTGAGTGTAATAATTTACCTTCTCTAAATCCATCTGCCACATTTGTGCCTAAATATTGATATATGTTTTTGACCTCAATATGTGTAAGCATTGCACCCTTTCTCCAATGCTCCCAGTTTTGCAAAGCCATTAATAATTTAACATCAATAGAGTTTCTACCTTTGTGTTGATAATACCAACCTCTTAACTCACATAATTCTTTTATATCATCTAGAAAAAAGTTAGCAGATGCTAACACCAACCAATTACCTTCTGACATATCTACCTGTGTTACGTCAGAATATCTTTTTAAAATACCTTCTTCTCCTCTAGGTTTATATTCTTTGTTAAATCTATTCTGTACATTACCTATTATTTTTTGTGATAATTCATGTATAGGACCACCTGGTATTCTATATGATTGATCTAGTGTCTCAATTTTATCTACTTCTTTTTTTAAAGATATAAAGTGATCAACATCTGCACCTGCCCATTTAAATATTGCTTGGTCATCATCACCAGCTATGTATGTTTTGTCTACATCTTGCCATATCTGTCTAACCATTTCCCATTGTATTCTTGATAAGTCTTGTGCTTCATCAATAAATAAAACTTTAAATGTAGATGTAATTTCTTTTTCAATAAATTCTTCTATGAGGTCTGTAAAATCTTTTAATCCTTTTTGCTTTTTAAATTTTTTTAGTTCCTCGCTCAGTAGATAGAGTGTATTTCTTTCAACATCTATTATATTAGTACGCGAGTCATAGTAATCTAATAAGTCCATACGCTTAACTCTTGCTGTATTTATAATTGTTAAATATTCGTTGTCTGAATTAAATGTTCCATCTTCGTTCGAATACTTAGCTGTTTTGATTGGTATTCCACACTTCTGTCCAAACTCTTTATAGTCTGCACTCGACATCATCTTCTCTTTTGTTGTTGATAACTTTTGAAATGCGTAAGAGTGTAGTGTTCTAAAATTTTCTAGATCATTATCTACATCTAACTCAAACTTTTTTGCTGCTCTCTCTGCCGCTTCGTTGGCTGCCTTTCTTGTAAAAGAAAAATAACCTATTTGTTTTGGTCTAATCCCATTCTGAATAAATTCGTCTACTAAGTTTAACAACGTTGTTGTTTTTCCTGTTCCTGGTGGACCTAATATTATTGTCTTCATACTTTTTTAACCTCCTTTCTAATCTTTTTATTGTAGCTTCAGCCATTTCATATTCTTGCATTAACTCTAACCATTTAAATTTCCAATTAATTCCAATCTTACCCATTAAAAATTATCCTCCTGATATTTTACATTAGACACACTTGCTTCTACTTTCTTTAATGCTTTTATTTGTATTAACCTTGGGTGTTGTTTCTTAACTTCTAAACGAACCTCATCAACAAACACATCAAGTTGTTTTATTAGATTACCTGTTTTAGTTTTATCTAATTCCCAATTGTTTTTCTTACAAAAATTAAAAAAGTCTTCCATTCTAAAATATGTGTACTCTCTACTGCTATCTGTAAAAGGTAATTTATTAAATATATCATCCATTGTTCTTGCGTTCTGTCTATTAGTTGTCCAGTCTTGTAGTAAATCCATAATCTCATTGTTTGGATCTAAAGAAGCTAAAGGTTCTACTTCTTGTAAATTTTCTAGTAATGGTTTTAAATATAATTGTTTCCAATCTTTTGGTTTAGGAACAGGCACAACTAAATTAGCTTGATCTAAACATGCCAATGCAAATAAAGGTGAGCTATAAAGTTGTTCTGATTTTAATTCTATTCTGTCTTCGTTTACATTTAAAAACCATTGTGGTGGTTTAGAAGTATATTTTGTTAAGTTTCCTAATATTGGCATTTCTTCTTCACCATAACCAACACCAAACTTTTTTGTTCTACATAAACCTGATTGGCATACTGCATTTATAGGTGCATCTTTACATCTATACTTGTCATAACCTTTTCTGTTTACTGATTTAATTAGTTGTTGTACTTCTGTATTACTTAGTGGTGGTGTCACATAATTTTGATTTGCTTTTACTAACTCATCTTCCCAAGTATCTGGCTTAGCTTGTTTGTAATATACTGCAATATTAAATAGTGCATTGTTTCTTGCACCTTCTCCAAAACCTGTCTCTGCTAATTTATTTAAACAAGGTGGTCCATCAGGAAATGAATCTACTACCTTTGTTTCTACTACTTTTATTTCTTCTAATTTCTCTTGTACATATTGGTCATACATAGAATAGAATGATTCTAAACTAGCAGCTTTACCATTATCATCAAGAGCATATCGTAAACCATTTGTACCATTGTAATATGGTAAATTAAGAAAGTTACCAGTGTCTCCACGTTCTACTAATATTTCACTTTGTTTTGGAAAAATCTCACAGCCTTCATAACCAAGACCTTTAGCCATTTTCTTTAATGTCTTTTGCATTCTGATGGCAGGCACAAAGTCTTTAGTAAATAAAAACACGTGCGCGCCACCAGATTTGGAGCGACAAACAACAAGTGGTAATTTTAAATTCCTGATCCTAGATATAAGATTACTATGATTGAGATTATACTCATCAATATCAATGCAGCCCCACTTACAATTATTGGACTCGGTAATTGGGATAATTCCCAATGCAGGTCCTTTACCTTCGATATGATTTTTCCATAGATCATCTGTAACTTCTTTCCTAACAATAAAAGCTTTTCCTTTTTGTTTTCCATTTTCTTCTCGGTCTCCCTTCTGATATTGACCATAAGCAATTTTTAATCCTTCAAATATATTTTTAAACTTCATTCTATAATTCCTTTATTCTTGTGGGGCGAGTTCAGTCTCCCGTCGTCGCCCCGGTTTTTCCCTTGGGAAATCTTTAGTACGGCGTATCGCTCGCTGTACTTCTCTCTTCTTTTGAGTGTTTTGCACTGACAGATCCTTTTAGGACGCTCTCACCAAAACCTTTTGCTTGCTCGTAAAGTGGTCTGGCTTGTACCGGACCTACTAATGACACATTCCAACCAAACCAAGTTCCCTTGTCATTTGATTGTTGTACAGTTTTTAAGTGGTACATATGTGAAAACATTCTTGGATTGAACATATTCCCATCTTTACCTTGCAACTGTATTGATTTCATTAACGAGTTCCAAGTTCTACTAACTTTTAATTGTGTAGATTTCATTGTTATCAATGCTGTTGATGCAGCTTTGTCTTTAACAACTACTACATAATATGAAGCAGTATTTTCTAGATAGTTCCCATTCTTTAATCTATCTTTACCAATAGAATCACGAGTTGCCTCGTTGATAATAGGACTAGTTCCGGCATGGATTGCCACTGGCGCACCACCTCCTTCACCTCTATCTTTCCATTCAATATATTCTCTCTTGTATGCACAAGGGATTACATTGATTCCTTTTACTCCATCGTAAAGTTCGTTAGTTACAGTATTGTAGATCATACCAGGTTTGGCACCCTCTACAAATTTTGCATCTCTTTCATTTACTTGTGGAGATAACTGACCCAAGATTCTAAGAAAAGGTAATGCTAGATCTTGTGAACCTATATTATCTTCTCCTACTTTTGCGTCAGCTTCGAAAAGATCTACACTTGGTAGATTCTCTTTCATCTTTGTTACGTTTCCTGTTTCGCTTTTCATGTTTCTCCTTTTCGCGTTTAACGTTTCATTTTAGTTTCATCCTTCACAAATAAGTGAAAGACGTCGGAAGGCATGTCAAGTCCGGACTCGACACGCTCCCTGTATAGGGCCTTCAATGTCATTGGCTCAACCTTCTCACGTTGGCTGGGCTCATAACCATTTCCGACCGCAAGGTCCAGCAATTGCTTCGCCTTGTTATCTTCGCCTTTACCAAAAGTAACAGCAACCTCATTTTTAATAATGTCGCCTAACCCTTGGTCTCGAAGCCATTTATAAGCTGCGGCTTTCTTTTCCGGATCTTTCGGTAGTGTACAACTATATTTTTTATTAACCTCTACAGTTGTGCCGTCAGCTAATTTCAAAGATTTCAAACCTTGTTCTGCTAATATATTAGGTATGACCTCTGAATTAATTTTGTTAAATTTTTCTTTTAATGCTTTAGTTTGTTTCTCAGATACTTCTATTTGTAACTGTAGTTCAAACATTTGACTCAAATGCACTGATAAAGAATCTAAATCTGTAGATTCAAACTCATTTGATTTATCTGCTTCAAAGTCTATTCCATTTCCTTTACTCATTTTTATCCTTTCTGATTGAGATCGAATGCTATTGGATAATATTTAGCCTCTCTTCGATCCCATTTCAAGAGGTTAAATACTCCATTAGTATTATCACTTACTATTGCAGATGATATACCAATGATTGCAGGATCTCCAGTTAAAAGAATATAATCTTTATCTCTAAAGTCCCTTAAATTTTTTCTCATTTTAAAAACAAAAGGTTGTGATGAAAAAACTATTTGTGATTCAGGTCCATACAAAGGCAAACAAATAACTAAGTATCCATAATCAGATGCACTTAATATATTTATGTTTGCAGGTGGATGCTGCAATACATAGACAAAACTTTCTTCAGGGTTCTCTTTTTGAAATGTTAAAAACTCCTGTAGAGATTTTGGTTTATATAATTCAAATATTTTATTCTTCATTCTTTTTGCTCTTGACATCTTATATGGGAATCTCTATATGTTTGTCAAGTAGAAAGAATAAGTTATGAAATATAAATTTAAAACGCCGCCTTATAAGCATCAATTAACTGCGTTAGAAAAATCGTGGGATAAAGATGAGTATGCATATTTTATGGAAATGGGTACTGGTAAATCAAAAGTACTTATTGATAATATTGCTATGCTATATGACAAAGGTAAAATAAATTCGGCCATAATTATAGCTCCTAAAGGTGTGTATCGCAACTGGTATTCACAAGAAATTCCAACACATATGCCTAGTCATATACCTTATAAAACAGTACTATGGACTGCGACTACATCCAAAGCAAAGGATAAAGAGTACCAACAATTGTTTGAAATTAATTATGACCTTCACATCCTTATAATGAATGTAGAAGCATTTTCGACAAAAAAGGGACACCTTTTTGCCACAAAGTTTATGAATGCAAGAAAGTGTTTAGTCGCTGTAGATGAGTCTACAACAATTAAGAACCCAAGTGCCAAAAGAACCAAAGCTATCACTCAGATGGCTTCTATGGCCCGTTATAGACGTATTTTGACAGGGTCTCCGGTAACTAGATCACCTCTAGATCTATATAGTCAATGTAATTTTTTAGAACCAGAACTATTAGGTTTCCAAAGTTATTACGCATTTAGATCAAGATATGCACATATGGTTAGTAGAAACTTTGGTGGTAGACAAGTACAGATTGTAGGCAGTTATAGAAGACTAGATGAATTATCAGATAATATAAAACCTTTTTCTTATAGAGTATTAAAAGAAGATTGTTTAGATCTACCTGCTAAAATCTATATGAAAAGAACAATAGAACTTACACCAGAACAACAAAAACATTATGCATCTATGAAGTCATTAGCTCTTACAGCATTAAAAGGTAAATCTGTAAGTGCACCACATGTGCTATCACAGCTTATAAAACTACATCAAATAACTTGTGGTCATTTAAAGTTAGATGATGGGTCAATAGAAGATATAAAAAACAGAAGGTTAGACGAACTTATGGATGTTCTAGAAGAAGTAGAAGGCAAAGTAATTATATGGGCTAACTACATTTATGACATAGAAAAGATAGTCAAAACTATTATAAAAGAATATGGAGAAGAATCTGTTGTAGATTATTATGGTGCTATTGCGTCAGAAACTAGACAGAAAAATGTAACTGAATTCCAAGATCCGCGTTCCAAGGTCAAATTTTTCGTAGGTAATCCACAGACAGCCGGTTATGGTTTAACTCTAACTGCGGCTAATACGGTTATTTATTATTCTAATGGTTATGACTTAGAAAAAAGATTGCAATCAGAAGATAGAGCGCATAGGATCGGACAAAAAAAGTCTGTAACGTATATCGATCTGATGGCAGAAAAGACAGTTGACGAAAAGATAGTTAAGTCTTTACGTAAAAAAATAAATATAGCATCAGAAATCATGGGTGAGGAGCTTAGAGAATGGATCTAGAAGAAGATGAATTTCTCTATATAATTGTACTAATTTTAATTTGTTACATTGGCTTTAAACTTATTGGTTGGATGTAGTGGAACATATTGTGACGATAACATTATTATACTTAACCTTAATGGGTAATATAGAGATGACTTCTTTTGAAATACCATCAAAGGAAAGTTGTGGCTCTTGGTTTCATCACAATGTAAAAGTACATGAACGTAAAAAAAGAAAATTATTTACGAATCATTATTATCATATGTATGATGGTAAACAGGTTATTGGTTATATTTGTGGAGATGAACCCCCACAATAATTATTCTACGACTTGTCCGTCTTTCCATTTCATTTCAGGAAGTCCGTTCTCGTATTTTTTCCCGTCAAAAGTGAGCACTTGTTTTCTGTTAGCACCTTTCTCATTGTAAGATACGTGTACCCAGCCGGCTTGGCCGTCGTTTGGTTTGTAGTATTCAAGAATTAATTGATCAAAATCACAGTTAGCTTCTATCCAATAAGCTATTTTAATATTAGGAACAGTCATAATTTCTAGGTCAACCGCCTGGCCCTTCGCATGTTGCGATGTTTTTTTGCTGCCGATGGCTTCGCACAGCGCTTCGGATCGATATCCTGATGTGATTGTAACTGGCTTATCAAATTTAGCACGAAGTGGTTCTAATATATTATAACAAACTTCAGTAAGATTATGTATCTCACCTGACCCTGGCGTATTGTCAATACCTTTACGAGCAGCCGTCATAGACTTGGTCATTTCTTCTAATGAAAAATGTTTAGATAATCTCATCCTACTAAATAATTTATTAATTGTAAGGCTACAGCCCCCACCGTAGCTAAAAGAACCCAATAGATTTTATCTATCTTGCCGCCCAATTTGTCAATATCTTTATGCATATGTTTTAAATGATTATTTTTAATTTGGGAAATATCTTTACGCAATCCTGTTATGTAACCATACAGGGAAACAATATGTTCTCTTGTTGTTTTAGGTTCTATCGCCATTATACTCTTTGGTTAATCCTTATTGCTTGTTCTTCAGGAGACAATAAAGCTGTCTCTGTTGATGTCAAGCCAGTATTTGGGTTTATTTTTGCCACATTTGTGCCACTAACCACAGGGTTAGGTGTATTTCCTAACGGTGGTGTTTGTATAGAACTTCGTTGTCGGTTTGGTTGCACTATCATATCTTCTGGCATCTCTGGTTCTGGATCAGTTGTAATATCAAAAGGAAAAACTCCATTAAGATCTTGTTTTTTTAAATAATTAATAATTTCTTTCATTTCTTTTTTAGGATAAACATCATCTTTATTAAATCTTTCACTAGGATCATAATCTCTTCTACCAGCTTCAGATTCTATATCTTTTATTTTACCTTTAAATCTAGCTTTAGAAAAATTAACTGGATAGTAATTACCTTTCATAACTGCTCTTAATTGTTTCATAGAAAGTTTTCTTTCTTTACCTTCTTTAATTATTGCAGATTTAGGTAGAGTTAACATTTCCATAACAGCAAGAGCTTTGTAAATTCTTTGTTGTTCTTTCCAAGCATTTCTTTGTATGGCTATAAACTCTTCTAGTATTTCTCGTTTACTTTGATTCTGTCTATAAAGTTTACTTGTCTTAGGTGCTTCTGTTCTAATTTTAGTTAAGTCACCTAATATAAAATCCATTGATCTTTTTAAATCTACTCTTAATGGTTTAATACCAGTTCCTAATCCTATCATTACATCACCTATATCATATGTACCACCTGTAGGTGTAAGAATTTGCTCGAAACCATAATACAATTGTCTACTAGTAGTAACAGCTCCAGGTTCCATAGATTTAAATAGATGTGCTATTGATTTATTAAATATTTCTGGCATACCATCTAACTCACTATAAATTTGACCACCTTCTTTTTTCTTATTATTTAATATTTCAGAAAATGTTTCTAATGCAATTGATCTATTAACAAATGGAGCAAGAAGTTCTCCAAATGGACCATCAGCACTAAAGAACATATCCATTAAAAATCTATTAATAGCTTGTGGATTTACTTGTTGTTGGTGATATTTATTTATAGCTGCTTGCACAGGTCTAGTTACAGCATCGTATGGAAAGAAAGTAGATAAATCTACAACTTTAAATACACCATTCTCAGGTTTAGATACCGCTATTAAGTTAGAATTTCTTTGGAATTCTGGTGCTACATATGCTCTGTATGCATTCATTAACTCTGTAGATACTCCTGTCAATGCTGCAAATGTTTCTTTTGTAGCTATGCTTGCTCCACCTAATGCAAAAAATTGTCCAAGAGCACCTCTATATCCCATTTCTCTCATAACAACATCACTAGAAGCCATCTCTCTCATGTTTGTCATTAATGTTTTAGCAGATGTTCTAATCATTTCTGCAGGGAAAGCTACGAAGTTACCAAATGGTGTAACCCTAATTGCTTTAATAACATCAGGAACCATACTATATGTTGGCATAGTGTTTCTTACATACCAACCAGCAGCTTGTTTAATTGCTTCTTCTATCTTTTCTGCATTTCCAGTTAATTGTTTACGACCTAATTGTCTAAGATCTAATTCATACCCTGCAATTTCTTTAAACCATCTTTGCATTTTACCAAGATCTTTACCTGCAAAGTCATTTAAAAAAGATTTATACCAATTGTATGCATACCATTTCCAAACGTTATCACCACCTGCATACACTCTACTTGCTTTACCACCCATCTTACTTAATATTCCTGATCCTCCTGTACCTTTTGTTAAAATAGCAGTAAGTTCATCTGTGCTTTTTATTCCTTTTTTGTTTATTGCTTTAAGCACAGCGCCAAGCTCTGCAGCTACAATGTTTTCGTCAAGAGCTCCATATTTAATTCCTTCTCTTACATTTTCTATAAGTTTTAATTCTTCATCAGCTGCACCTTTACCAGCACTAAATATATCATCTACCATCATTTTAAATGATTCTGTTACAGATGCTCTATTACCTAATAGTCCTCTGTTTCCTACAAAAAAACCAGCAGAAGAAAAGTTTCTAGTTTGTGTTGCTGGTGATAATACTGTCTTACCATATTGAGCAGCAATCTTAGGATATAAAACAAATTGTTTATATATTGGTATGTTAGCAATAACATCTAAAGGTCCTCTTAAATTTTTTAATCTGTTAACTCTATCTGCAGATCCGTATAATTTACTTGCACTGCTTTTTAATAAACCTAAACCATGTATTTCTCCAACTTGAATAATACTAGGATCTCCTTTAGCAACATTTAATCCTAATTCTGCTTCTCTTCTAGATTTAAATAATTGTTGAGCATATTTTTCTTTTGTAGGTTTAGATAATACTTCTCCTAATCTATCAAACATACGTTTGTATGCAGTTTGTGTAGATAAGTTAGATACAGTTTGTAAAATAATACTTCTTGCATTGTTTTCATCACCTAATAATTTTAATATTTCTGGTGGTAGTTCTTTACCTGTTGCAATAAATTTATCACTATCTAATTGTTCTTTAGATATTCTTGTAAGTATTTGTATAGGATCTTTGTTATCTGTTTTTGCAGTTCTTAGTATGTTATTAACCATGTCTTTAGCAACTTGTTCTTTAGCAGCCGTTTTTGATATACCATCTCTTTTTGCAATTTCTTTAACCATATCATCAACATCTAAACTTTTTATTTTTTTAACAAAGTTAACAGCGTCTTTAAATATTTTAGAATTTTCTGGCACAGAATAATTTGGATTTGTAAATATACCAAAAGACTTTCTCCAATATCCTCTTAATGCATTACCTAATAAATTAGGTAATAGTTCACTATCTTTAGGTAATACATCTCTAAAATCTTTTTTAATATCATCAGTTATTTTTAAAATTTCTTTTGCTACAGTTCTAAGAGGTGCTTGTATTTTTTCTAATGATCTTTGACCTCTTAAGTATTCCATAACTTCATCTAAATATTTATCCATAGATGCAGGAGAAGTTGTTTTAGTGTCATACATTTTCTTTTGAGATTTAACCATTTCGTATGCTCTGGCTTCTAAACTATCTAAAAGTTTTTCTATTGATCTTGCTCTTTCTTTTATTAATTTATCTCCCCTAAATGCTACATCAGCTTGCTCAGGAGTTTGTCTACCAATAGATTTAAGTGCAGATGCAACATTGTCAGCTCTTTTTAAAATTCTTCTTAATGCAATGTTGTCGTTAACTGTAAATAAATTCCATTGTTTAAATGGAGGTAAACCTGTTTTGTCATAAGCTTTACCTGGTAAATTTTTAACAATACCAACACCTTGTTCTAAATAAGGCACTCTTGCTAATCCTTTTGATAATGGATTTACTACTGTATAGTTAAGTGTTTTTAATCCTATCTTACCTGTAAATTTAGCAGGTTTCCAAATACCATATCTAAATCCAAGACTTAATCCTTTTCCTACTATAGGTATACCACCACCTATTACAGAACCTTCAGCACCAAATTTAATTTTATTAGATAATCTAGCTATAGCAAGATCTCTACCAGTCTTTCCTTCTTCAGGAGTTTTTTCTATAGCAAAAGTTTCTCTTTCAGAATCCATTGCTAACATATCAGCAGCTCCTAGAGATAATGCACCTGTACCTATTTTTTTAGAAAACTGAAGAGTAGGTGCTCCATACTTTACTGCACCAAATTTTTTAATTAAACTCTTGTCTAACTTTTTTATATTTTTAAGTTTACCTATGTTAGCTAACATTTTAGCAGCTATTTTATAACCACCACCAAGTTGAATTACAAACTCACCTATTTGAGTTGATAATAATTTTGGGTTTCCATGTTCTTCTAAAAAGTCATTTGTAATCTTATCTAATTTTTCTGTGGCATTTGTATCAAGAGCAAGATCAACACCTGATGTTACAAATTCTCCAATACTTTTTACAAGTTTGGTACCACCACCTACTACCATTCTTTCTATGTCTTTAGCTATATCTACTTCGTTTTCATTTTCAAAACCAAACTTAGGATCTTTTTTTACTTTGTCTTGATATTGTACAAAAGGAGCTAGCATAGGATCAAACCTTAAATATGATAAAGGGTTGCTAACTACTTCTTTATCTTCCGATCTTTCTTCTAATAGATTTCTTTCTTCTGCGTCTTGAATTAAACTCAATACATCAGATTTAGTTATCGGCATATTATGCCTCCTGAGGTAATACTAGATTTACTTGGTATTTTAAATTAAAATTATCTACGTCTGCTTGTGTTTGAATTTGTGCAAAATCACCTAATGCATCATAGTTGTCTGCTAATAATCTTACGATGTCATCACCAATTGATTGTGGTAATCTAGATCTAAGTTCATCATAACTTAAAGGTATTGCTTGATTTTTTTCTTGTTTCTTTAATAAAAGTTCTCTTTGTTTAGCTTCATCTTGAAGTACTTCTTCTGTCATTTCATCTTCCATAGTGCCACCTGTCATAGGTCCACCAGTAAACATACCAACTCTACCACCTGTTGCTAGTTTAGGTTTTTTTGTTTTCTTTTCAACACTAGGTGCAGTAAATCCAGAATAGATACTATCCATTTCAGCATTAGGAAATACACTCATAAATGATGCAATTGCTGCATCGATATCTCCGTCAGCATTTTTAATAAATATATTAAATAAATCTCTTTTTTGTTCTTGTTGTGTTTTACTACCAGTAAGAATTGCTTGCATACCATCATTTTTATTTCTTACTTCGGCTTGTATTACTCTATCTAATTTTAAATATTCAGGAGTTCCTTTTTCAAAAGCATCTCTTTTTTCTGTTAATGAACTAATTCTTTCATTCATTTTAGATTCAAATAATTCAAGGTTTTGTTTTTTTGCAAACGTTCTGTTTGCTTTAATTTTTTCTTCTTCAATACCACCTGCTAATTTAGCTATAGCACCTACTCTATCTTGATATGTTTTCTTAGCTAGTGCTTGTCTTTTATCTATACCTGTTCCTAATTCCATACCTAATTTAGCTAAAGGTTTAGATGCAGTTGCTAACACTCCACCCAATCCTGATCCTTCGCTAGGTGCTCCTAATATTTCCATACCTCTAGAAGCTATCTTTAAATAATCACCCATAGATAATTCTGGTTTAAAATCAAAAGGCATAGCTTTAGCTACATCGCCATACATGCCTATTGCTTGTTGGATTGATGATTCTGGTAGTGGTTGTGAATATTTACCAGGTTCATCTACTAAACCTCTTTTAGGTGTATCTAATCCTGATGTAATACCTTGGCCTGAACTGTTTACAGCTCCACCTCGTCTGAACATTGGTCTTCTTAATATGTTACTCATTATGCTAATCCAAATTTTTTAGCAGCGCCAGCTAATCCAGCAGCTCCAATACCAAGTCCTAATACTTGTTGACCAAAACTAGGAGGTGGTGTTGTTGTTTGAATTGTTTGCGCCGGGAATCCACCGATTACAGAAGCTAGTTGAGGTGTAACTAAACCTAATCTAGTAAATGGTTCTAGTTGCATTTCTCTTGCTTCTTGTGCATCTGCAGTTAATTGTGCTTGGTCAATTGATCTTTCTTGACCACCTAATGAAGATTGATATTGTCCTAAACCTTGTTGTGCTTGTAAGTTTCCTAATGCACCAGCTTGTGCTTGTTGAAATCCTTGTTGTAATAATTGTGCTTCAGCTAATGCTCTTTGTATATCTCCAACAGCTTGATACTCACCTAACATTGCAGCTTCTCTGCCACCACCAAATGCACCTGCTTGTTGTGCTCTTTGTCTTAATGCTGCTATACCTTGTTGCTGTTGTCTATCTAATGCAGCAGTTGTTGCATCAATAACTTCCCTTTGATAAGGGGACATAAACTCTTGATATGAATCTGGACCATAAGTTAATGCAGCTCCTCTAGTAGCTACATCTTTTTCTAATTGTGAACGGTCAGCAACAAATTCTCTACCTGTATAATCTTGTGGTGTTAATGCTGTTTTTAATAGCGGAAGACCTGCTTCCGTAATACCCATTCCCGCTGCTTGTATAAACGGTTCTCTTTGTGAAATCTGTGTTGTTGTTGCCATTATATTACTGCTTCCATTCCTTCCATAGTATTGAACATTCTTCTAGCACCTTCTTTACCTTGTGATTCCTCAGATATACTACCACCTTCTTCTAGATTTTTCATCACATTTTCCATTACTTCTGCACCTTTGTCAATGTCTCCATCGCCGGCGTTTCTAACAGCATCTGCTGTCATTACAAATTCATTTAAACTTAATCTAGCTGGTACATCATCAGCTCTTTCTTTTTCTCCTATTGGTACAAAACCACCATCATTTCTATAGTCTTTTTCCATACCACCAAGATCCATAATACCACCTTCAGCAGCTCTAACTCTATCTGATTTTGTATCAATCATTTTACCCATTCTATCAAATTCTTCTCTAGCTTTTTTAGCTGCATCTTCTGGTGAAAAACCTAGTTCTAAATACTCTTCAAAAAGTCTTTCTAAAATTGCATCATTTTCCATATTAGATGCCATTAGAATACCTTTTTTAGAATCTTTTTCTGATCTAAATTTATTTTGTAGTCTTTCAATTTCATCTTGTAACTCTCTAAATTCATCTGGAGTTAAATCTTTTACACCTTTACCAAATAACTCCATAGCTATATCATCAGATTCATCTCCTGTTGCTGATGCCATCATAACACCACCACCTATATCATATCCAGGTCTTGTATTTGGCATTGGTAATGCTCCTGCTATACCAGTTTGTATTGGCATAACACTACCGCCTCCCATGTATCCATATCTATCTAACATGTCATTAATCTCATCGTCTGTTCCCCATTGAGCTTTTTCAAATATTTTAAACAAAGCTCCTCTGTCATTTTTTCTATCGTAAGGACCATCTAAACCTTCTTCGTATTGATTAATTAATTTTGCAGCTTCATCCATAGATCCTGCTGTAACTCCAAATGTAGCTTTTGCTTTAAGATTTTCTAGACCACTACCAGAAGTTAATTTTGATGCTGTATCTACAACTTTTTTTAATATACTTGGTTTAGTATTTTTAGCTACAGTAGAAACTGGTTCTGCATATCCTCTTTTTGCTAACTCTTTGGCATAACTTTCTGTAGCTAATCCTGTATCCCCTAAAGCAGGATTGTTAGTTGCTTTAAGCATGGCTAACTGATTTTCTCCTGAATAAGTTTCTTTAGGTAAAAATTTACTACCACCTGTTTCAACTAGTTTAGGTAAAGCTGCCGTTATACCTGTTCTTAATACATCTCTAAAATCAGCCTCATCATCTATAACACCTCTAGTTAATGCTGCTTTAATAAATTCATTTCCACCATATTTTGAAAAAGCTGCAGGAAGTCCTGGTATACCAGGTAAAAACATAGACGCAGCATAAGGCACAAAAGGTCTTATTTCTTTTGGTATAATTTTTCTAATTGGACGAGTTACTTTTCTAAATATTTTTCTTAATCCCATGATATTCCTATTGTGATGATAGCAAGTGGGCTGCTTGTAGAATTATGCCCAATCTATCCAATTTATTACCTTTTCCTATAACAGTCAATATACTATTCCTTCGTAGCTGTGCCTATAGGAGGCATTTTTGCTACCTTTATCTTAACAGATCTAGTTACATCGTCTTTAACAGTGTCTGTATCTGGGTTATTAATATCGTCTTCTGCCTCTTTATCAGAGGCATATTCTTTGTTAGTTTTCTTGTTTCTTAATACTACTTCTGCTTCACATTTAACAACAGGTACTTGTTTACCATCTATTGTTATATATTCGACACCACCTTTTTCTATAAACATTTTAACTCCTATTCATTTCTAGCATTGATATCACAATATGCAATCTGTTTCCAGTTGCAGGGGTAGCCTTTAATATCTCGCTTTCCATCATAATTAATGGATTTGTTAATAATTCCACAGTTGCATTTGCAGCAACAGCTTTTACTTTAAATAAACTAAACACGGTCCCCGCTGCATTAGTAAGGGTTAGGGTAATAGTATCCCCGCTTCCCGAATCGTCGTTAACTAATATAGATTTGACTATAGATCTAGAGTCAGAAGGCACAGTATATACTGTAGTAGCTGATGCTGCTGTTAGATCTGTCTTTGTGTTCTTATATATATTAGCCATTATTTAATAAAGTATGAAAATCTCTCTTGTTCTTGTTTTATTTCATCAAGAAACGTAGAGTTTAGTTGTTCAGTTATAGTTGTAATAACTCTGTTAATTTGTTTCTGGTTAGAGAAATCGTATTCTGTTTTTGGTTCTGGTACTTTAACGTTTATCTTTGCCATTAACTACTTCCTGAATATGCTGTTGGTTCTGCTGAGTATTGTTCAAAAGAATCAGCACCATCATATCTGTTTGATGAATCTCCACCACTAGCTTCAAAACCTCTAAAGTATGCATCTAACTTAGCTCTTTCAGCTGCAACTCTTGCTGCTTCTTCTGCTTGTTGTAGTTTTAATAATTCTGCAAATCTTCCTTTTGTTTCATCAGCACCTCTAGCTCTAAATCTTGCAATACTTTTATCTCTTCTTCTAGAAGCTCTTGCTGCATCTGTATAATAACCACCTCTTGCATTTTGTTTGTCTATATCTTCAGCACTTATAAAATTACCATTTTCGTCTACATATCCAATACCACCTTTGTATTGAAACATGTCACCTATACCTTGTAATACTTGACCCATAATACCACCACCTTTTATATAATCTCCAACAGATCCTAGTTTATCTTTTAAAGTGTCAATTCCACCTTCTATTTTGTCTCTAAATCCTGGTATTTTATTACTGTCATCAATTTCGTAAAGTTCTCCTTTTGTGTAGTAATCATCTAATATTTTAGAATTCATAATACCCATCATTTTTTCTCTTTCTTCTTTAGTTGGTATAGCAGAACCTAATTCTGTTGGCATAAGAATAGAAAAAGGAAGTGATGCTTTTGATAAAACTTTACCTGCAAAATTAATTCCTTTTTTACCAAAATCCATAGCATCTAAAGCTATTTTTCTTGTAAGTGGAGTAGCGCCACCTATTTTTTGATCACCAAAACCAAAAATACTTTTTATACCTTCTGATGCATATTTTATAGGGTTTACACCTCCTTTAAAATTAGGGTTATATCCTAACGTTCTATCTAATTTAAAAGCTTCAGGGTAACTTAAACTTTTAGCTTGAGCTATATTTTCAGGTGTTAGTTGTAAAAATCCCATTAGCACTTCCACCTTCTACGAGCTTGTCGTATTCTAGAGTTAGGATCATTTCTAGTTTTTGCAGATGATCTTTTTAATTGTCCTAAAGATCTTGCACAATATGACTTTCTTCTTTTAGCTGCTTTAGATCCTTTTTTAACTTTACCAGTTACAGCTGTTTTTAATTTAGATCCTGGGTTAGCTCTTCTATATGCAGCTACACCAGCTCTTGTCATACCTGCACCTGATTTTGTAGATCTGTAATTTTTTTTATTTCTTGATATTGGGTTTTCTGATCTACCGCCTGATTTATAATATGTTCTCATTAATGTTTGTCCTTACCGTTTGCAAACTCTCTTTGTCTGTCTTTTAATTTTTCAATATCATTAGTAGCTTTTTCTACTTGTTTTTGTAAAAATTCAATATTAACTTTGTTGTGCATACCGTCTTCAATAGCTTTATTCAAACGATCTACAGACTTATAAAGATCCTCCACCAACATGTAAAGTTCCGCTTCGCCAGATGATTTACCTAATTGTCCTCTTGGGTATTTAATTCTAAACTCTGTGTTTTGATCAAGATCTTTTGACATTAATTCAATAGTTGTTGAGTGCTGATTGAGCGTTTCGTGTAAACCAAAATATGCCCAAGTTCCAATTGCTACCATTGCAATTAAACTAGCAACCGTTTTCATTGGCATTTGTACTGCTGCTTCTTCTGATATTTTTAAAGGTTTTGCCATTATCTTCTACCGTCCGGTCTTAAGTCTAAATTAATTGTTCCAAATCTCCATGTTTCACTAACTGCATCATTTTCTATCTTTATATTTGCATAACGTCCTCTAGCTCTTGTGTCAAATTTAAGACTACTAGATGTAATAGTAAACGGACTTAATGCAGTATTTGTACTAGATTGTGATGGAAATCTTTTTACTGCTAGTGTTAGTTTAGCATTACCTTGTATATTTTTAAAGTCCGGAATAAATCTTTTTAATGATAAGAAAAACTCACCATCTGTTTCTTCTGTTTTAATATCAAAATCAAATGATTTAGCAAAAGAAGTAATTGTTGTTTTACTACCGTCAGCATTAACTTGATCGGTTCCCGTTTCGTGTTCAAATAGTGTTGTACCACCTAATCCTGTTATGCCTCTAACCACTGGAAATGTACCATTTGTACTTGAGCTATATTTAGTTGCATATGGTTTAGGATATACAGAAGCGTCAAGCCATGTTGTTCTAGCTTCATTTCCTGTGTACCAAATAGTTGCTTTACTAGTAGCTGTTTCTCCATAATTATAAACTACATATCTATCATTAAAATCTTCTCCTGAACTAGGATAATACCAAACTACTTCTGTATATAAATTATTTAAACCACAATTAATTTGTTGTCCTTTTGTAGATTCAATATCATCATAAACATAATCTTCTACAGAACATTCTAAAGATTTAACTGTACCATCAAATAAAAAGAAACCATTAGGACTCATCCAATATGCAACGCCGTCTATCTCTACAGCTGCGTTCTGACCTATTAATCCACAGTTCGTACCTACTTGTTCAAAACCAAATGTAAATGGAGCTCCTACAGTTTTCATTGTATAAAGTGCATTGTCTGTCCAAATTAAAATTGTTTCTTTTGCTTTTAATGCACCCATAATTTTTGTGCCATCTTGTAATCTTTGTGAACCTGCTGTGTTAATAGCTGATGTATCATAAGTGTTTATATCTTCTGCATTAGAGAATCTTATAAACATATCATCTTGAGTTGAATCTGTTCCGATTGTTGTTTCTGTACCACAATGAATTAAGTGTCTTGTTGTTGGTGATATTAAAGTTAATCTTGTAGCTGTTGGATTATTTGATGTAGGAAAGTTAGATGTTGTAGTAGATGCTCTTGTTGTAAATCTAGCTGCATCTCCAGCATTCCAAGTAAATGTTTTACCATTTAATATAGTTGCAACTAACACTTCACCAAAGTTATCTAGTGACCATAAACCTGGTTCTAGTGTTACATTAGATGCAGAAGCAGCACTACCAAATCCTCCTGTGTTCCAAGATTCTAATCCCCAACCATAACCATATGATTGTTCTGCTGGACCTATAGATTGTAAACATTTTATACTTAAACTACCACCAGTAGATACAGTTGCACCTGCATTACTAGTTTGTGTAATTGTAAATGTGCCTGTAGTAGGAACGGTTATAACTTGAAAGTATTTATCTTCAAAATCAGAATTACTATATCCTGTACCACCGGGTAGTGTTACAGAATCTAATTGTACAATGTCTCCAATAGATAATCCGTGTGTAGCTTTTGTAATTGTACAAGTAGCTGAGTTATTTGTTGTTGCAATTGTAGCTGATGTTAAAGTTGTTCTAAGTGGTGTAATATCATAAACTTCACCTTCAAAGTATGCTATTAAAAATTTATCTGTTCCAATAATAATATATCTATTTCCTTCTAAGTCTGTGTATGCATGTTGTTTTCTTGCAACACCTACTAAAGTAGAAGTTAATATAGAAGACCAACCACCAACTTTTTCTGGTAATCCATATCTCCATCTAACATTATCAGAATCAACCCAACGACCGACTGCTCCAATCGTTGTGTTTTGTTTATCAACTCCAGGTAAAAATTTGACTTGTTTAAGAGCCATTGTTGCTCCTATGATATTTTGGTCGTTTTGTAGACCCAACCTCTAGTCGCGTTTGCATAGACTAAAGTAAAAGCAGCACTGTTAGCATTAATTACTAAATCACTAGCAGCACCATTTATATTAGATGAGTTACGACCAATAGTTATGTTGTTTGATGCAGCAAAGTTACCACTGTCAACGATTGTTACTTGATCACCAACTGCAGGTGTTGCCGGTAGTGTCATTGTTGCTGCTGCGTTAATTCCGCTTGAAGAAGTATTTACAAATAATTGATCTCCAGCAACTGCTGTATAATTACCAGTTGGTGTAAACCAACCTTGTGATATCATACCTTTATTTATATTTGTGCCATCAGAATAAACTATAGATGTAGATCCAGCTGCTAATACAACGCCTGTTCCAGAAGCTGTTTTAACTGTTAATGTATATAAGTTAGCACCACTTCCTCTAGTTGTAGCATCTTCTATAATATAAACTCTTTCAAAATTGTCAGGTACTATTAATTGTCTATTAGCTACAAGAGTGCCTGTTAATTTAAGATATAAATTTTTACCATTAGATGTAGCTCCTTGAGATATTGATAATGTAACATTTGATCCACCCACAGCTATTGCTATATAGCCTGATGATGCTTGCTCTAATTGTTGTAAATTTGCGTTAGTAATAGTACCCCAAGTACCAGCTTTTTCACCTGTTGTTATTAATTCTAAATTTAAATTACTACTATATGTTGATGCCATAATTCTCCTACGGGTTAAGCGGATCTATAGGTGTCCATGTTCTATTTACATTTGGATCTATAGGATCCCAAGATACCACAGAAACACTGCCTGTGGCAAGGTTAATTCTTTTGCCTGTAATAACCACAGGATACTCAATTCCTGCTGTGGCATTACCTATTGATACATTTAGCCTATTTCCAGTAACAGAAAAGACTATATTTTGTGCGCCTACGCCGGCGAAAGTTGTTGCTGCAAAAGGTGTTGCTCCAAATAACATTATATATTATTCCAATTCTGTTCTGCGTTAGGGTCTACTTGAGTCCATATTCTAAAGTCTACCGGTGAATTACTTATATTTAATCTATTACTATTTAGACCATTTGTAGAGTTAATTTTAGCTGCAGCTTTTACCGTAAATGGAACAGGTGCACCTTGTCCAAATTGAGTTGTTGTAATATTCATTCTATTGCCTGATATAACTACTGTAGCGTTTGCCTTAATAGTAGGATTACCAATAGATATATTTAATCTGTTTCCAGATAAAGTTACATTAGCTTTACCTATTACAGTTATATCACCTATGGATGTTTCTAATCCTACTCCTGTTGGTAAGACGGTAGCTTTACCGAATGCTGTTACACCATTCTTAGAAATATTTAATCTATTACCAGTTACTGGAACATCTCTTGGTGCTCTACCTTCTGCTGTTCCTGTAGCAACATTTAATCTACTACCAGTTAATACTTGTACTGCTTTTGCTATTACAGTTGGACTGCCTGTAGATATGTTTAATTGATTACCAGTTACAGATATATCTAATGGAGCTGTTACGTCTACGTTGCCTATTGAAACATTTAATCGAACGCCTTGTATGTTTACAAAGGCATTTGGACTAAAACCTTCAGCACTAAAAGGTGCCGCTGAGAAGGACGTAACACCAAAGAACATGGGTTACCTTGCCTTACATGGCTCATCATTTGATCCAACTAATGGTGCATCTGCAAATGCCATATAGATGTATGTTGAACCTGAGGCATTAATAACTCCATCGGTATGACATAATTTAAAACCATTAGAAGCTTTTTGTATTTTAGCCCAAGTAGTATTTGTAGCTTCTGCAGAAGAACCATCATTTGCTAAAACTCTTGCATAATTTGGAGCTACATTTACATCTCTTGGGTGGTCTGTTATTTGCCAACTTTCAGTAGCAGAATATTTTTTTACCAAAACAAAAGCTGGTCTAAAACCAGTATAAACAAATGTACCATCGGTATTACCATTACCAAGATATTGTCCAAATCTTGAAAACCCTTTTTTTTCTGCAAAGCAGTAAGCTATATGAGTTCCACCATTTGTATTAACTTTTCCATTATTACCTAAACTAAATACAGTTGAAGTTGGTGAAGTATCATTAAAATAAGTATCACTATCAGTTTGAGCAGTTGTGTTATTTAACGCCAGGCCATGTGTATTTCCAATTGATTGATGATAAATTAACCAATCATCTGTAACAGTTCTTGCTTTTTCAATTATCATTGCAGGCGCTACGCCTAAACCATGACCTACTGTTGCACCCGCTGAACCAGTACCTGTATAAGAAACAACACTAAATCCTGCTGTTGTATTTACAGATACACTTGAACTTATAGTGCCTGATGAATTAGCTGAAGCTGCACCACCTGCTCTCCAATTCCAAGCAACGTAATTATTTGAACTTTTATTACAATAATTACTACTATCTGCTCCAAGAGTGAATCCATCAGAGTCAAAACTTGTTAATGAATTTGCTACTGTTGCTTCTTGTCCTGTTCCTTGTGGCTCAAGCAATTTTGTTGCTCCTCTTACAGAGTCCACAGATATGTTTGCGTATGTTCCTCCTCTGTTTTGAATCCAGACCCAATCAGGCTGAAAACCTATGCCTGTCTGTGCGTTAGTGCTTCCTGTTCCTGTATAAAGTTTAGTATTAAAATAATCTGTAGATTTATTAACTGTAGTATAAGCCATTATGCGTTTAATCCTTTAGTTGTTATTGCTCTATAATTAGCAGGTACATCATACTCGAATACACCTATTCCATCATCAGGGTTTTGTGCTGATGATACAGCAGTTGTTCTATAAAATCCATTACCAAAGTTAAATGATGCTGCACCGGCTCCTGAAGTTGATGAAACATAAAAAGAAGGAAATACTTCACCATAGTCTGCCCAGTTAGTAGAATAAGAAAACAATTCACTAATAGCACCTGTTTTAGATGAACCTGAAGTAGGATCTCCACTATTCATATATGTTCCGTTTTTATGAATATAAAGTGCTTTGTTATCCATATCTAGTGCAAAACCTAAAATATCCCCATTAGCAACACTTGCTATACCTGTTGTGCTTGTTGCACCAGAATAGTATCTAAAGTCTGGTGTTGCGTCATAATAATATATACCTGTGTAAGCACTATTATCATGTGGAGCAGAAGTGCTTTCAAGAGCGAGTCTATTACAAATTCCGTAAAATCCTTTTCCTTTAGTTTCTACTTTAGCTTCCCAATACCATTTACCAGCAGTTACACCTAAAGTGCCTCTTGCTAAATTTTTAATGTTGCTATCTAAACTTACATAAAGATTACCATTAAACATTTTGTTTTGTAAAGGATCATTAGACATTGGTGCTTTGTCTAAAGAATTTAAAGTACAAAAGTTATTACTTGGACTATCTTTATTATCTAAAAGTGATCCTGCACCTATCGCCCAATTATTAGAATTAGCTGATTGGTCTGTAATTGTGTTTCCATCTTTTAAGATTAAGAAACCATTAGTTCCATAAGTTACAGTAGGATTGACGTTTATTTTCCATTCACCAGTCGTTGCGTCTGTTGAACCAAAAGTAGATGCTTGGTAAGCTGTTCCATCTATATAATGAAAATGTGATATACATCCATCAAATAATTCACCATGACTTTCATTTCCTGAGATTGTAAAAGTATTATTAGTTTGTGCTAATTGAATACCCCAATCCATATTTTGAGTTATGTTAGTAGTATTTTTTGTATATCCACCTAAGCTATCTATATTAACTCCATTAATATACATTTTTATTCTATCAGCTTCTGTTGATTCTGTTGAGTCTCCTACTAATACCAGATTATACCAAGCATTCGGATCCTCAAATTGTCTTTTTGTTACCCAATTTACTCTGTCAGTTCCACCTTCTGCTGCGAAAATCATAAGTTTATTATCATTATCAAGTTTTACATAGAGTCTATCATTACCATCTTTGTAACCTTGAAATAATCTTGTTGTATAGTTAGTTGAACTTGTACTAATGATACCTCTTTTAAACCAGAAAGATACTGTAAATTTTTTTGCATTTGTTGGTGTTCCCTGATTTTTATGTAAATATGTACTAGGCATTATTGGAATCCTCCTGATCCACTTGCTCCAAATGAACTTGTTAATGTAAACACTCTGTCTACAGTTTGTGCTTCGGCATCCGTGGCTCTTAAAGTAAATGTATAAGTTGTTGGTACCGTACTTGCTCCACCAAAGTCACTAGTAGTTATCACACCCGTAGAAGAATTTAAAGTACAATTAGCTTGTGAGTTGTTTGTTAATACGTTTGTTGTCTCAGAATAAGCTATTGTTGAATCTGAAGTTGCAGCAACTGTTGCGACTGTGCCTGAAAAGTTACCAGCTATTGTTCCAAGAGAACCTGCATTTGTTGTCCAAGTAGGAGCTGTAGATGCAGTAATAATTGCATTTGTACTTCTACCAGCTAATCCAGATTCTAATTCTACTCTTACATAATATGAACCTAATGCTAATGTTGCATTTACAGCTAAACTTGTGGCACTACTTAAACTAACTGTATTTGCGTTTGTAACTCCTCCGTCTGTTTTAATAAATTCTACTCTTGGTATTCCAGAAAAATTTGTGCCCGTAATATTAAATGACACTCCTGTTGCCGGTGCAATTGTTTGAGCTACGTTAGCTACAGTAGGTTTAGTTTCTTCTACAGTTGCAAAAGATAATACACCTGATCCGTTAGTCGTTATAGCTTGACCATTTGTACCGTCTGTTGCAGGCATTGTTAAAAATGCACCTGTGTTTAATTTTGTAGAATTGTGATTAATAAAGTTCCCCATATTAGAATGTGAAGAACATTGATAATATAAAATATTTGGTGTTGTGTTATCGATAGCAATCGTAGTGTGTGCTCCTGCATTTCCTGGCGTACCTGAAGTTGTTACTCCAGTTGTGTATGCAGTTGTTTTACCAACGTTGTTATAAAATCTTAATGGATGAGTTGCGTTTGAAGCATCTGATTGATCAAATTTATAGTAATAAGGTTTAGATGTATCATGACCTTTTAAATCTATAATAGGTGTTTCAACACCATTTATTTCATAACCAAGAGTACTTCCAACATTATGATAAGGTGAAGCTGCAGTTTTAGTAATAACTTTAACTGTAAATACTTTAGGACTAGCTGAAGAATAATATGTACCTTCAAAACCTGCACCACCAGAATCTTTACTGATGATTAGGTTTCCGTTTTGATCCTGTATTGTATCTACTTTTAGTATACTACTCATATTATCTCGCTGTGCATGGCACGTTGTTACTTCCTACTAATGGTGCTGCTGCAAATGCCCAATATAAATATTTTGCACCATTATTGTTAAATACATTATTTGTATTTCTTACTTTAAAACCATTAGATAAATAATCTACATAATAACTTGAAGCTGATGCTTCAGCACCATTACTTTGTGCTTCTAATAAATAATTTACAGGATTAGAGTCGTATGACACACTGTTTACAGTTGGTCTTTTGTTATCCATTAAAATCCAACCATTAGCACTATCACTTCTTTTCCATAAAACAAAAGCTGGTTTAAATCCTGTGTAGACATATGGGCCGTTAGCATTTCCGTTACCATTATAAGTTCCAAACTTTGAATATCCTTTTTTTTCTGCGAATACAAAAGCAATCATAGTAGAGCCACTTTGGTTAACATTAGTGTTTGTGCCTACTGAAAAAACTGTAGATGTTGGTGATGTATCATTAAAAGCACTATCATTATTTTCATCTCCTGCTGTGGTATTTAAAAATAATCTATGAGTATTACCAATGTTATGATGATAAACATTCCAATCATTTGTAGCACTTAAATTTTTAACAAAATAAGTTTGAGGAACAACTCCCAAACCATGACCAATTGTTGCGTTAGCACCAGTACCAGTCCATTTACAAATTGAAAAACCTGCTGTTGTATTTACTGAAGTTGCAATTGTATTTATGCTTCCGTCTGTATTAGCAGAACCAGCACCATTTGCTTTCCAATTCCATGCAACATAATTATCGCCACTACCATTAAAACCAGTATCTGTATTAACTGTAAATCCATCAGCATTAAAAGCTGTCATACCATTTGAAGATGTTTGTTCAGCAGCAGTAGTGTCTGATTGAATAATTTTAGTTGCACCTTGTATTGCGTTGGTTAAAAAATGATTTTCTGAACCAGATCTCATTTTAACCCAACAGAAATCCGGTTGAAATCCAACGCCCGTTATTGCATTAGAACTTCCTGTTCCTGTCCAAAGTTTAGTATTAAAGTGTAGAGTGCTTTTATCTATTGTTGTGTATGCCATTATTCGTTTAATCCTTTAGTTGATAGAGCTGAGTAACCTGCTGGTACATCATACTCAAATTTACCGATACCTGATGCGTTAGTTCCTTCTGAAGATATTTGAGTTGTTCCAAAAAAACCGTTGCCTAAGTTAGCATTCCAAACAGTTCCTGCATAACTTGTCAAAGCAAATGCATAAGTTTTATCTGCTGTTAAACTCATAGCACCTGTGCCTGTTGAACCTGATGTTGGATTTCCTGAATCTTGATAAGTTCCGTTTTTATGAAAATAAATTTTAGAATTATCTAAATCCATAGCAACACCAATAATATCATCATTTGCAAAAGTTGCTCCAAAAGATGCACCACCATTACTTTTGGCACCATTATTTTGATAACCTTGACCTGTAGAGCTTTGACCAATGTACCATGAACTTGAAGAATTTTGTCTTGCATCTTCTATATCTACTGCACCTATAATAGCACCACTCCCACTTGATATTAGTTTAGCTTCAAAATAATACTTTCCACTTGAATCACCTATTGTAGTCAAAATAGTTTTCCAAGCACTTCCACTACCTCCAGTTACAGTTGTGTTAGCATTTGTGTTAGCTTGCCATTGATTTACAAAATGATATGTTGAACTATTAAAAACAGCAAAAACGTTATCAGGACAATCTTCTGTTTGAGTTATTGTTCCTGATAATGTAAAGTTATTACCTTTTCCACTATCATCATTTATACTTGCATCATTTTTAAACATAAAGAAACCATTAGCTCCATACTCAGTAATTGTAGGCGAAGTATTTATTTTCCATTCGCCAGTAGTAGCATCCGTAGAACCAAAAGTAGATGCTTGATAAGTTGCACCATCTACGAAATGACAATGGCTTAATAATCCAGTAAATGGATCATTTGTTCCTGTTGCAGAACTTGTGCCAAAAACAAAGTTATAATCTGTAGTTCCAAAACCAAAATTAGTATTTTGACCTGGATAACCTGGACCATTAAGATCACCATCAGGAATTTGAACTCCATTAATATATAATTTTAATCTATTAATATTTGTTGCTTGTGTTGTGTCTCCAACTATAACAATATTATACCAAGCTGAAATATCCCTAAATTTTTTATTTGTTTTTATTAATCCTGCTGCACTACCACTAATGGAACCAACCCATCTTAATACATCATCAGAATCAAATCTAAATTGAAATTCATTTGAACCATTATGTATTGAAGTAAAAAAGTTTTCTTGTGCTCCTAATTTTCCTCTTTTTAACCAACAAGAAAAAGTAAATTTTTGTCTGTTAGTTGCTGCTGTATTTGCTCTTGTTAATCTAGTTGCCATTAGTTAAATTGTGCTCCTCCAGTTGCTCCAAAGCTAGATGTCAGACTAAATGCTCGATCAGCTGTTTGTCCCTGAGCATCCGTAGCTCTTAAGGTAAAATTGTAAGTTGTTGGCGTTGTACTCGCACCACCAAAGTCAGTTGTTGATATCACACCTGTTGATGAATTTAAAGTACAATTAGCTTGAGAAGCATTTGTTAATACAGATGTTGTTTCACTAAAAGTTACTGTGTCACCAGAAGCAGCTACTGTTGCAACTGTTCCTGAAAAGTTTCCAGCTATTGTTCCTAACGAACCAGCTCCTGTTGTCCAGCCTGGTGCATCAGATACAGTTAAAAGTGCTGATGAACTTCTAACAGCATTACCATCGTTGTTCTCAACTCTTATAAAATATGTACCATCAACAGCTAAAGTGAAGTTTGCTGTAATAGATGTAGCGCTTGAAAATGAAACTGAGTTAGCTATGGTAACAGCTCCTGTAGAACTGATCGCATCAACTTGTGGAACCGATACAAAATTAGTTCCTGAGATAACAACGTTAGTCGCTGTGTTTTCTATTGTTGATGGACTAATTCCTGAAATAGTTGGTTTAGTTTCACCTATAGTTACAGATCCTCCAAGAGAAACTGCAGATCCATTAATTGTAATAGATGAGTTTGCTAAAGCAGCGTTTGCAACTCCACCACCTGTTGTTGCAGTGAGTGTACCGCCAACTGTTAAGTTTGCACTATTTGGTACAGTTATTGTATCGCCAGCATCTCCTAGCTGAACTCCTGTTCCGGATCGTGGACTTACTTTATTTACTTTTACTTCACTCATAATTATCTTGCTGTTACTGGATCTCCATTTGATGCTACAAAAGGAAATTCTGCGTAAGCCAAGTATGTATATGCTTGACCACTACCATTACCATAACTGTTTGATGTTGTTCTAATTTTAACTCCATTTGATAAAAAATCCCAATGATAAGTTTCTCCTGAACCATCTTCGTTATCACCATTATCAGGAAATAAAAGTCTATCTTGTGGGTTAAAAGAATTACTTCTTCTGTTATCTGTTATAACCCAACTAGCTGTTCCACCTGATCTTTTTTTAATTAATAAAAAAGCAGGTTGAAATCCAGTATGTATGAACGGACCATTTGAATTACCATTTCCTATATATTGACCTATTTTACACATACCTTTAACTTCGCTAAAACAATAAGCAATATGAGTAGCACCATTTCCATTAACTTCAGTATCTGTTCCAACACTAAATACAGAAGTTGTTGGTGCTGTATCTTGCCAGTAAGTAGCGCTATCGTATCTTTCACTATTATTATTTAAATTATTTCCATAATCCCAACCACTTGTACCAGCTAGTCCTACATGACCACATCTCCAAGATTGTGTTGTGCTATATTTTTTTACAAATATGGCTTTTGGTGCAGTATTAAGACCATGACCAATAGTGGCATTTGAACCTGTTCCAGTATATTTAACTATTGAAAATCCACTTGATGTGTTAGCTGCTACAGTAGAACTAATACTACCATCACTATTTGCTGAACCTGCTGAATTAGTAGCTTTCCAAGTCCAAGCAACAAAGTTTGATGCATGATTTACATAACCACCATTGTTTAAAGTAAAACCATTAGTATCAAAAGTTTTTAATCCTGAAGTATCTGTGCTTTGTGCATTATTTTGATTAGCTCTTATATCAAAAGGTTGAGAATCAGAACCTTGTCTTACTCTATCAAATAGCATATGATCGTAAGAATCATTTGCTCTACTTTTAATCCAAACAAAATCAGGTTTCATATTTGTACTTTCTGAATATGTAATTGCTTTATCATTAGAAGCATTACCAGTATAAAGCACTGTTCTAAAATGATCTCTAGGTTGAAAAGTTATATAGGCCATTATCCAAACTCCTTTATGTTTTTAGTGTTTAATGCGTAAAAGTTTTTAGCTGCACTGTCAAAGTTAGCAGCACCGCCTTGATTAGGTGAATATTTAAATACTCCATGTCCGTTAGCATCTGCATATGTTGTACCAGTTAATTTAGCATAACTTGTTCCTGAATATCCAAATGTTCCTGAACCAAAATTAATTTGTGCATTTGCACCATAAACTGACATAGCTAATAAATATGGTTTTCCAGCAGCATTAATATCATATCCTGTTCCACTATTTGCAAGTGTACCATTTTTAGAAACATATAATTTATTGTTATCTAAATCTACAAATATACCTACATAATCAGATGCACCATAAGATGATCCATAAGCTCCATTTGATCTTGCTGATGGTGTTGAATAATAAATTTGTCCGTTGTTTCCATAATAACCATAAGCATAACCATTTTGTTCTTCGTTAATTTCTTTGTCAGGCATAGTTTGGTCTTGTTCAAATTTGTTTATAGAAGTAATTCCATAATGTTGATATGCTGATGCTTGTGATGTACCAAATCCTTCAAAATACCATTTGCCTGAATGTAAAGCAACTGAACTTGTAACTGTTCTCCAAACATTATTTCCAACATCTACTCTAGTACTACCAGCAGTATGAACTGCAGCATCATTTCCAGTTCCTGTACCACATAATAATGGATTAAGTGTAGAAAAATTATTACTAGGTGTATCTGTATTTTGAGTTAGTGCTCCTGATGTAGAAAATGTTAAGTTGTTTCCACTACTATCTAAATCTAAATTACCATTGTTTTCAAATTTTAAAAAGAAACCATTATTTCCATAAGTAACTGTTGGATTAGTTTTTGGTTTCCATATTCCTGACGTAGTATCTGTTTCGCCAAATGTAGAAGCTGGGTATGCTGTTCCATCTACAAAGTGAACATGCGCCATCTGACCATCAAAATAATGTGCACTATTTCCATCTTGTCCTATAAATATAGGTACTGAACTTTCATTAATTCTAACATTTTCGTTTTGAGCTCCATAATCTGTATTAGAAAATACTGTTTCTTGAACACCATTAACATAAAATTTTATTCTATCTGCTGCTGTTGATTGAGTTGAATCAAAAGCAAGAACAATATGATACCAAGCATTAGTATCTCTTAATTGTCTAGTTGCTTTAGCATTAGCAGTTGTACTGCCACCTGTTTTTTGAAAATAAGCAAGTTGATTATCACTGATTAAAATTTTTCCTCTATTATTGGCATCAGTATATTGACCCATAAGTATATGATCTGAGCTACTTAAATTTCCTCTTTTTACCCAAGCAGAAAAAGTACATTTATCTACATTTGTAGATGTTCCAGTTGTTTTTGTAATAAAAGTATTAGCCATTAGTTAAACTGTCCTGAGTTATTAATTCCTACTGTTACTGTTATACTAAACGCTCTGTCCGCCGTTTGACCCTGAGCGTCAGTTGCTCGAATAGTGAAACTATATGTAGTCTCTGAAGTTGCACCACTCTCTGTACCTGATATCACACCTGAACCTGAATTAATAGATACACCACCAGGAAAAGTTCCTGATACTTTTGCAAAAGAAGTAGCATTCGTTGCTGCTACTGTATATGAAATTGAAGATCCTGCAGCATTTGATCCTAAAGATCCAGCACCTGTAGTCCACGCTGGAGCGTCTGAAACCGTTAATAATGCAGAGGATGACCTTACCGCATTACCATCATTATTCTCAACTCTAATAAAATAAGTGCCATCAACGGCTAAAGTAAAGTTAGCAACAATCGTTGTTGCACTTGTAAAAGAAACTGTGTCTGCTCTTGTAATTGCACCTGTGGAACTAATTGCTTCAACAGTAGGAACGGATATAAAATTTGTTCCTGTTATTGTTACAGCTGTTTGTGTGTTTTCAATTACACTTGGATTAATACTTCCTATAGTTGGTTTTGTTTCACCAATTGTAACAGATCCACCTAAAGATACAGCTGATCCGTTTATTGTAATAGAAGAGTTTGCAAGATCTACGTTTTGCACAGAACCATCTGGATATGTAACTGTAGCGTTTGTTAAATTTAAAGTAGCGCCTGATGGTACTGTAATTGTATCACCATTTTCACCAGCTTGTAATGCTGTTCCAGATTGAGGTATTATTTTATCTACTTCTATTTGACTCATTATATAATTACTAACGTTCCTGTTACTGTAACACTACCTGATACTGTTACTGGTCCTGCTAAAACTCCAGACTCCATTGTTTGTGTATCAGATATTGTTGCTGAATGTGTATTAACATATGTAGTTGCTGTCATCGCTGCAGATGGTGCTCTTTTTGCAGGGTATGTACAAAAAACAGTTTTTGTTCCAGCTGAAAAGTTAACAGCATTATCTGAGTTTGAAGAGGAGATAATTGTAGTTCTTGAAAGTGTATCAGTAGCCGCATCAGTTACTGTTCCAATACCAACCTCAAATTCAGAAGTTCCATCGTTTGCTATAGCATAAAAACAACTATTACCATCACCGATTCCAGTTACAAAAGTTTCGAAACCTGTTTCAGTTCCGGTTAAGTTAATTGTTCCTGTACCAGTAGACGTACTAGTCTGTTTAACTCTATCGTTAAGTACAAAAGCCATTTCTATTTATCCTTACTATTACGCGTTACCAATTCTAAGAATCGCATTTGATGAATCATTAGTAGGGAACTGAATGACAAAATCACCATTCGTTGCCGTTTTATTTCCACCAAAATCTAGAACCATAACTAATTCGTTTCCACCGCCAGTAGTTTTGTAAATAGCAGCTCCTGCAGCAGTTAACGTAACAGATGGAAAAGTTAAATCAGAAAAATCTATAAAAGCGATGTTTGATGAAACTGATACTCCACTGTTTGTTAATGCATTACCACCAGCTGTGTAGCTTGTTCCAGAAGAACTAACTTCACCATTTCCTGTACCAGCTAGGTACGCTGTTGATGATGCGCTGTAAGATGAGATGCTAGTGTACAAAGCAAGTTTAAAAGCGTTTCCGCCATTACCAGAGGTATCAAAATTAAAAGTGCCTTTTAATAATCCAGTTTTAAACGAGTCAGGTACTATGTTTGCCATATTTTATCTCCTATTGTGATGGGTTGACTGATTTAAGAGGAGTTCGAATAACACCATCTTCATATTCGCCTCTGCGTCTTCGACCTTGTTGTTCGATCGCATACGTTTCTATAGCTTGATTGTAAGCCTGTGTATAATATTGTATCATATCTGCAGGACCTTTCAAGTATCCATACGCTTCTACTAGAGAACCATATAAAAGTAAATCTGCATATTTGTTAGATAAATAAGTTCCACTACCACTCACACTGCTATCTGTTAAACTAGTAGGCTGCTTAATATATGCCATTGTAATCTCATAAGCAGCATTTGGAGTAGGCGCTAAAGCCCAAAAATTAGCATCCCAGTTAGCATAATACTTTGGTACACCAGAAGCTGTTCCTGGAGTATCATAATATTCAGCCATAAAACTAGTATCTCTTTGTTCTAAAAATTTTTGTTTATTTCCATCTGTAGAATCTTTAATTTGTACATATCTTATAATTCTAAGATCTGATGGTATTGTTACATATCTATTACCATTAACAGTATTTGACGTTGCATAAAATCTATCTGCATCAGAATCTACAGCTCTATAAATTTTATTTTCTGCATTTTCTATAATTCTATTTATTACAGCTGTTGATAAAACAGAAGTATCTACTTCTGTATAGTTTCTAATATCATCTTGTAAATTTGTTAAAGTATATGCCATTATGATAATGCCCTCGAAGTACTTACTGGTCCTACAAATATTGGAAACCCACCACCACTTGCATTACCACTTGCAGCATTAGGAACTGTAAATGTGTATTTATCACTAAAGTTTTCTAATACTCCTCTTTGATTTAATCTTTGTTCTATAACAGGTGTAACTGCTCTACCACCAAAAACTTTTATTCCAGAACTAAATGCTTGTGCAGTTGTAGTTGCAGGAGATACACCAAAGAAAGGTGCAGAAGTTCCTCTTGTTAATCCTGTCAATGCTCCACCAGCTTTACCTGTGTATTTAATTACTTCACTAATATATTGTCCTGGGTTTACTGCATCTGGAATTTCTCTTATGTAAACATAACCTGAAGTTGGAAAATCAGAATCATCAACTAAAGGAATTGTAGTTGCATTTGCAGCTAATGCTCCATTTAATGTTGTTTCTAAATTAAAAACATTAGAAGTTAATCCTGCAATAGGTGAAATATTTACATCCATAAATCTAACAATATCATTTGCAGAAAAACCATGATCTTGTTGAAATACAGTTACAGTAGTTGATCCATTTGTTGTAAATGGATTAGCACCCATTAAAGTTGATGTTGGTAATTGTTTTCTATCTGGTCTTGGGTTTAATAAAGCTTGTGGATCTCCTCTATGATAAGGTGGTTGTAGTTGTGGTTGTTTAGGTTCAAATTCAGAAATATGAACTAATGCACCTGTCCATTCTTTTACCATTTCATTATATGGAAATTCCATACCAGATCTATCTGATATTGCTTTTGCGTATCTACCTTTTGCAAATGCCATTATACTCCATCTCCATAAAATGTTTGTGGTGTAATATGTGTAGATGTTCTTGAACCATCTGCAGTTAAAGCTCTTTGTAATTCATCTTCATAAATTAATTTATTTTCTTGAGCTGTTTCTGGTGAATATTTTAAACTTAAATAATATGCTAAACCAGAACACATACATGGAATAAAACCATGAATAACATCTGCTTCATTTGTATATGCTCCTGCATCTTCTACTTTAGCAACATAATAAAATTTTAATTGAAAGTTTGTTCCTGAAAAAGAAGAACTTGGTGTTTGATATAAAAATACACTTGGTGATGCTGTTACATTACCTGCAGCATTTCTTATGTATCTTGTTTTTTGTACATAGTATTGTGATGGTGTTCCTTTTGCTAATTTATTAGCTAAAGCTGCGTATGCTGATCTATCTATTTTTGTTAAAGTTGTATCTACTGGTGCAGTAGCTGTAGTGTTATTTCTAACATAAGCTTCTAATACATCACTTATGTCTTGTGGAAAATTTGTATTGTCATTTGCGTAAGTATATTCTGCTTGTCCCTCTACTAATGGAATTGTAGCTAATTTTACTTTCCAAAGATTAATTCCTCTATTATTCCATTCAGTCAACAGAATATTTAAAGAACGTCTAGCGCTTTTTAATTGATACCCTGTTCTATTACCACGCATTCCTGTTCTTTCAAATGCTTCTTCGACTATTTCGTCGATTGGTAAATCGAACGCTGTAGTTCCTGACGTTGCCATTTATCTCCTTACTTGTCTAATATAATTGTTGCAGTAGCATTTGAAATTGCTGATACGGTCATACCGCCTTCAAACAAAATACCATCTTCTGCTAAATTATATGAAAACACGTCTCCAGCTGGAACATCACATTGAAATTGTGTAACAGAATTACCGTCTTGTAAAGTTACTGAACCTGCTGATCCAGATGAAGCTAAAATTATTCCTCTTAATCTTGTTCTGCCTCCAAAGACTGATGTAGCATCTGTTTTTCTAACTGCTTTTACGTCTGATTTCATTATCCTGTGTATCCTATAGTTAATGATCCTGTACCAGTTACATCTACAAAAACAGTAGTTTGAAATCTTATACCACTACCTGGTACAAAAACATCCAGTCCTTCACTTCCGAATGTTGAA